TTGACCTCAGCGACCAATGCACCGCCGCCACGATCACCTACAACGTTGAAGCGCTGGAAAACACCGCGTTCGGCTCAACGGCCCGCACCTACACCGCAGGCCTTGCCAACAACAGCATCACCGTCACCCTGTACCAGTCGTACGCGGCGACCGAAACCGAAGCGTCGATCTACAGCCTTGTCGGCACGACCACCACGCTGGTATTGCAGCCAGCATCCGGTGCGGTTTCGGCAACCAACCCGTCGTACACGCTCACCGGTGCATACCTTGAAAGCCACACCCCGATCAACGCATCGCTTGGCGAACTGTCAACGATTGATTTGACGTTCACGGGTGGCACACTTGCAAAGGCCACCAGCTAGCCATGTTCTCGCCAGCCCGATCGGGCGGCGCTGAAAACAAACCAAGCAAGCCCGCGCTGGCGGAGCCTTGCCCGACGAAAGGTAACTAATGCGCGTCAAACTCAAAATCGACCTCAAAGACGGGCGCGAACCCCGCACGATGGTCACAAACATGCTTGCCATCGTTGAGTGGGAAAAGACCGAAAACCGCCGATCCGCAGACGGCAAAGGCATCGGTTTCGTTGACATGTGCTGCTGGGCGTACATCCTGTGCAAACTTGCTGGCGACAAAGTGCCAGGTACCTGGCGTGAATGGGTCGCTGAACACCCGGACATGGAAATTACGCCCATTGAGGAAACCACCGACGAAACCCCTACCATCGCGGCACCTGGCGACGCTCCCTCGCTGAGGTCTTAGTTATGACGGGCTACTGGCCGCCGCAAGTGGAATTTGACACTCGAGACATGACCACCGTGTTCCACGTCCTTGAGCTGCAACAGCAACAAGCAAAACGGGGCCGCTAATGGCAACCGTCGAAGTGATCGGCGTCAAGCAAATGTTGCAAGACCTCAGGCAGATTGACCCTGAGGCCCGCAAACAATTCGCCAAGGATGCCAAGCAGATCGCTAGCCCAATCGTGCTTGAGGCACAAAGCCGTTACCCGGCACAAGCGTTGTCAGGTATGCGGTATCGCTGGACGCAGAACGGCCGTCAGCTGTTGCCTTGGGATCAGCGTAAAGCTCGACGTGGCGTACAGGTCAAAGTGGATGCTGGACGCAAAAAAGACGGCGTCGTGACCATCATTCAGAAAGACCCAGCCGCTGCGATCTATGACATTGCGGGCCGCGGCAACTCAAACCGCCTAGGTGATGCATTGACCGCGTTTGCTGGCAACCCGTCGCGCGTCATGTGGCCGTCAGCCGAAGCGCACATTACCGACGTGCAGGACGAAATGACCAAAGCGCTTGAACAGGTTGCCAACGAGATAAATCGTAGAATTGCAACGATATGAGCATTCGCATACCCATTATTAGCGAGTTCGACGACAAGGGTATTGCGCGCGCCAAAAAAGAATTCAACAGCCTTGAAACGACCTCAGAAAAGGTCGGCTACGGCATGGAAAAAGCGTTTGTGCCTGCAATCGCAGCTGCAGGCGCACTCGCCGCTGGTCTTGGCATGGCTGCTAAAGCAGCTGCCGAAGATGAAGCCGCACAAGCCGCACTTGCCGTACAGCTACAAAACTCGACAGGTGCCGGGCAAGAACAAATCGCCGAAGTTGAGAAAGCAATCAGCGCAATGTCACGCCAGGCCGCGGTCGCCGACGACGTACTGCGCCCAGCGTTCGCTGCACTTGTCCGTGGCACAAAAGACATCAACGAAGCCCAATCCCAAATGTCGCTCGTGCTCGACATCAGTCGCGCAACCGGGATCGACGCCACCACCGTCGCCGACAGCCTCGCTAAAGCGTACGAAGGCAATTACAAGGCCCTGCGATCGCTCACCCCCGAAATGGCGAACCTCATCCGTGAGGGTGCCGACATGGAGACCATCATCAGCGTGCTTGGTGGCACGTTTGGCGGAGCGAACAAAGCATTTACCGAAACCGCTGAAGGCGGCATGGCAAAGATGCAGATTGCGTTCGCCGAGATGCAAGAAAGCATTGGCGCAGCCATTCTCCCATTGCTTCAGCGCTTGGTACCGATGATCACCAAAATGGCGCGAGCCGTCGAAGAAAACGCTGACGTCGTCATCATCCTGGCAGGCGTTATTGGCACCCTGTCGGCGGCAATCATTGCCTACAACGTGGCAATCAAAACCGCCGCATTCTTACAGACCGCGTTCAACATCACGCTCGCTGCTAACCCAATCGGCTTAGTCGTAGCCGCCATCGTGCTACTCGGTGCAGCTCTCGTCGCCGCATACGCCAAATTTGAAGGCTTTAGAAAAGTCGCTGACGCTGTGTTTGGCGCACTCAAAGCAGGCGTCAAAATTGCCGTTGATTACGTCGCAAACTACTTGAACGGAATGCTGACCGTGTTCCGCACCGTGTTCAACACGATTGCAAACCTGTGGAATTCAACGCTCGGCGGCCTGTCATTTGAAATCCCGGACTGGGTACCAGGCATTGGCGGTCGAGGCTTCAGCATCCCCGAAATGCCCACGATTGGCGGCGGAAGCGGCAGCGGCGTTTTAGCGGCCGTAGGCGGCGACAAAAACCTTGGGGTGCCTATTCCGTCATCTGGGGGCGGATCGGTCGTTGTAGCGGCTCCTAGCGTGCCTACAGGGGGCGGTGGCGGCGGTGGCAGGGGTGCATCCGTCCGACAGATTATGGAAGCCCCAAATATGTTGGGGGCAGGCATTGCGAGCAACCCGTTCACGTCGAGCGCCCGTAACGCCATGCTGGACAACATCACCGTCAACGTCAACGGCGGTTTGGCGACCAGCGCCGAGATCGGTCAGGCCGTCGTGGATAGCATCCGCGCCTACAACCGTTCAGCTGGCCCCGCGCGCATTGAGGTCAGCGGGTACGTCTGATGCCCGGCACAGCAATCGTCCAATCAGGAAACTACCTGCTTGAAATTGACGCGGGCTTTACCGTCAACGCTTTCACGCTTGACGACACGCTAAAAGGCGTCCTTGACAACACGACCTATGTGCTGGACGGCACAACTCAGTTTGCTGACGTCACCGACGGCACCCTGAACATTGCGGTGCGTCGAGGCCGCCGCGATCAGGGCGACCAGTTCAGCGCAGGCACAATGACGTTCACGCTCAATGACACGCTCGCTGACGGCATCTTCAACCCGTTTGATACTCAATCCCCGTACTATGACGCCAACGCCAACGTGCCCGGCCTGGCACCGATGCGCCGTGTGCGCCTAGGCCGCTACAACGCCAGCAATGTGCTTGAATACCTGTTCAAGGGCTACGTCGTGAACTACGACTACAACTTTGCGTTAGGCGGTTTGAACACGGTCAGCGTCTATTGCGCCGACGATTTCTATTTGCTGGCACAGACCTACATGGACGAATACAACGTCACAACCGAAACATCAGGCCAACGCATAGAAAGCGTCTTGAACTTGCCTGAAGTCGACTACCCGACTGGGCCGACCGCTCGCAACATCTCTATAGGCACCGTCAACCTCGGTCACGACAGCGCCTACACCGTCCCCGCAGGCACCAACGTGCTGGCCTACCTAAACCAAATCAACGGCACCGCAGAATTTGGCCGCCTGTTCGTGTCGCGTGACGGTGTGCTGACATTCCAAGATCGCATTGGTGCGACGCTCAGCGGATCGGTCGCCGACTTCAAAGACAACGGCACAGGCGTACCGTACGACAACGTAGGCATTACATTCGAGGCTGACAGCGTCGTCAACCGCGCCTATTTGCAGAACCTTGACGGCGCTAACGCCACCGCCAGCGACAACACCTCGATAAGCACCTACTTTATTCAGACAGAAAGCATCACCAACAGCCTGCTTGAAAGCGCTGGCACACAGCTCGCCGATGCCGCGACCTACCTGCTCAACGGCGAACCCGAAGCCAGGTACACCGACGTCGCCACCAAATTCGCCATGCTAACCACCGCCCAACGCGACGCCGTCGCCACGATCGACATTGGCGACACGATCACCATTGAGAAAACGTTCCCGACAGGCACCGGGACAACCAGCCTTGGACAAGAACTGTCAGTTGAAGGCATTGAGCATTTGATTGAATTCAACACGGGCCACCGCGTCAACCTGTACACCGCCGCCACCACCATCGTCTACGAGCTCATATTGGACGACAGCACATATGGCGTCCTTGACGCCTTGAATGTTTTAGGATAGGAGAATCATGGGAGCCAATGCACAAACTTCAGTACCAGCATTTACCGCGGGCCAAGTATTGACGGCCGCGCAACAAACACAGATCAACACGGGTATACCAGTTTTTGCGTCAACGGTTACACGCGACGCTGCGTTTGGTGGGACGGGCGAAAAGACGCTTGCTGAAGGCCAAGCCTGCTACATCGAAGGCACGGGCGTGCAGGTCTACAACGGCACAGCATGGAAGCCGTACGGATACCGGCAAACATTTACCCCAAGCTGGACAAATTTTACGCTTGGAAATGGCACGGTCAATTACGCCACATACTGCCAAATTGACGATTTTGTGTTTGTCGAAGTCAAAGTCACTTTGGGAAGTACAAGCAGCGTCACGGGCGCAATTACAATGACGCTGCCAGTCATATCAACTCAAGCAACAACCAATTCACAAATTGGTATTTCAACTTATGTTGATAGTGGAACAGCAAGCTATGGCGGTTTTATTTACGCTGCACCAGGCTCTACAACTGGCTCATTAGGCCTATTCAACGTGTCTGGAACTTACGGCACTTATAATGCGGTTTCTGCAACTGTGCCGTTCACTTGGACGACAAACGACGTGTTTGAATTTCAGATTTCGTACACGGTGTGAGCGTGGGACGATGGATACTTCGATTGTGGTGGCTGTCATCGCTGGCGCTTTCTCTGTACTCGTTGCGATCATTCATAAACACACCAAAGAAAACCGTCAAGATCACGGACGGGTACACGAAGCGTTGGGCCGAATAGAACAAAAAATTGACCACCACACGGAGAATCACCCATGAGCAAACAAACCAAAGCAATGCTTGCAAGTTACGCTCGATCCGTCATCGCTGCTGTCGCAGCCGTTGCAGCCACAGGGAACACCGACCCGCAAGACCTTGCCAAAGCAGCAGCCGCAGCTCTCCTGCCCATCATCATGCGATGGGCCAACCCCAACGATCCGGCATACGGTCGTGGCAATAGCCAAAGCTAAACCAGGCGTCCCAGGCGCCACCGACTACATCGGCAACGCCGACGGCCCCGCCAAAGGCCCACGCC